GAAAGGTTGGGCAACTTCAGTGGCTTTTTCCTTTTCGGCTTTTTTAATAGCCTTTTTGCTTTCGGGCAAATTTAAGATTTCTTCGAGATTTTTCATAATACTACTTATCGTTTTCCGCCTTGGTGAAATAACTCTTGTTCTGTTAGTATTCTAAACTTGATACCTTGTCTAGCACACCATTCATACGCTGCTCGCCACTTAACTTGATTCTTTGCAAACTGTAGTTGGTTGTTGCGATTTTTACCAACTTTTTCATGTAGTGTTTGATTTTGTGGTTTAACTTCTATAAGTTCTACCTGCATCTTGCCTTTGGCATCTGCATACTGTATGAAAAAATCAGGTACATATACAGTACCTTTACCAGTAAATGGATCTTTATATGGAATTCTTATAGCTTCACTTGCCCATTTTAATATACGAGCATCTTGATCACAGAACCGCATAAAATGCCATTCCCAACTACTACGGTATGTTGGCGATCTGTTTCCTACATACTTGTCTGGATTAACTAGTGTGTATTTTCCTTGGGCAAAGCGGCTCATTGTTTAATGTTTCTGCTTTCAGTAGTTTCTTCTGTAGCAAGTATTTTAAAACCTAATGATGATCTACGATCTCTATATACGTTTAATACTTCAGTGACTACATTACTTAACTGTACATCATTTAATCCCTTAAGCGTGTCAACTAATTTTAAAGGGCTAACATTTTCTATTCTAGCTTGATTCAATAATACAATAGCTGTGCTTTTAGCAGCAAGATCATCAAAATTTCTTTTCATAAAAAATCCAACTACTGCATCAATTTGATTTGTTGGAAATGTTATTTGATGTAAAAAGTAGTTGTCAAAGAATGATCGAACTTCATTGTTTGGAGAACTTTCTTGAGGAAGATTAGAAGTTTGAATTGACATATTAGACCGTATTTGTTAAATTTCTAAGAACACCACGTGTTGGTTTATTGGCGTCATCGTTAATAGGAAAAGAAATATTATTAAGTGCCCCCCTACCAGATTGTGCCGCAGTAGTTAGCGGAACATTAACTGTGGGATTAGAGCTAGATGCAATTGGTAAATTTTTAGTATTATTATAATTATCAATTGCAGTTAACGATTTACCCGTAAAACTAAATGTGTTTTCAGGATTTTGTGTTTCTACTGCTATTTTATTACCAAACACTTGATCAGCGCCAGTACGGACTCCACTTGTACCTTCAACAGGAGTAAAGTTATTAGATCCCCCAACAGTTAACGGACTAGGTGTTGAATCATAATGTGATGAACCAAATCCTGGTGGATTTCCAGCGGCTGCTGACCCCGAGTCATATACTACTGCTTCGTATGCCACTGACATAGTGTGCTGTGCAGTTTCTCCTCCAGAGTATGACATAGTGTCATGGCTCCAACTCACAATAACAGGATTAATTAATTTATATCCGGCCCATTGACGTTTTGCAAATGTATGTATTTTTATATAACTTAAAAATGGACTAACTGGTTCATTTTCTAAACCGTAAAAAGACATTGGGGCTCCTAATGACTTTTGATATAGTCCGCCTTTACCAGCTTTGCTATCGCTAAAGTAATAGTTGTAATAGCTGTCCCATAATCCCCTAACAGTATTTGAATTATCGTCATGGAATATAATGTTAATAGGTTGGTATTGCATTGTCTTTTGTACAACACGTTTCCTATTATATTGATTTGCAACTTCGTTTGCTATTTGAAATTTTGGTAAATCAACACTCTTAACTAACATGTTAAGATCTGGACCGCAACCTTTACCACTAAACTGTACGTGGTATTGCCACTTCCATCTTGGCGCTAGTGCAAAATCCCCGTCAACAAACAGTCGTGCGGCATGTTGGAAGTCACGGAGACCTCCACCGGTATTATTAAACTGACCACTGGCTTTACTTGGCATACAATATTTATCCAACCCAATAAACTGGGTAGATAATCAATAGTCACAAAAAAAGCAGCCTTAGCTGCCTTTTCTGTATATTTTTACTTGCTTCCGCCAGTAGCTAATGTACCTAGTGTACGTGCTACAGTAGCACCTATACCAGCACCAGTTGGAATCTGTAAACAGTTATCAGGCTGAAGTGTTAGATCAATTTGCATTGGTCCTTGTTCAGCATAACTCATGTTTTGATAGTTAACTGCGGTCACATAGCAACCATAGCATTCCCATGTTTCAAGTACATTAGGAGTGCTGCCGCCGTTGCCGCCGTCTAATACTTCAATACGAGTAGTAAACTTATAGTCAATAGCACTAGCTGCCGATGCTTGTTCAAAGAAGTCAAATTGTTTCTGCATCTGTTCGCCGCACAGCTTGCTAACGTTGCCAGTAGCATCGTCACGTAAGCTGATAGCCATTGTTTGCCATGTGTGCTTACCTGCGTAATTGATTTTACTGTTGTAAACTTCAATAACTTGGTTAGTAAATTGTAGGTTAGGACGAACGGCAGTGATAACCTGCTTGGTTAGTTCTGTAGTTGGAGTTGAAACACCAAAGTTTTCAAAGCTCACTCGAAAGCGATACTTTAACTTGGGCATCAACATGCCTTGTGTGCTAGATGATTGGTCACTAGCCAAAGGCACTGTAAATCTTGAAAGTGTTGCGATTGCCATTTAATTTAGCTCCTCTATGTATTTATAGGCCTTTGATCTCACCAGTATTCTTCAAGCGTAGTGGAATGTAAATAAATTCTACTGCTTTTACTGGTTCGATCGCGATATCAATCCATAACTCGTTACGATCAATTCTGCTAGGAGTATTATTGCTTGTATCGCAAACTACTAGATAATCATAAAGAGCACGTTGTCCTACTAGTTCTAATAGTAAGGCTTCAACTTGTCCTTTGATCTCGTCACGTGTAATCTTGTCATTAGGTTCAAAGATGTATGGTTTAGCTAGTTGATTTAGTTGTCTACGTAAGTAAATTACTAAACGAGCTACGTTAATACGATCTAATGCACTCGCTGCCTTAGCACGAGTCTTCTGACCATAGTTAACCAATCCTGTTCCTGTAAAGAATGTTATTGGGTTAACTTTTGTTTCATATAGTGTGTCACGTTGTCCGTTGTTTAATGCAACTGACTTAAACTCACCTTCTGAACTAACATAACCAACTGCTGTTGCATTAGTAATGCCGCCACGACGTACACCAGCTGGTGCAAACCATGGATAGCTAACTTGGTCGCTTAATGATATAGTTCTTAAAATCATATGACTTGGCGGAACAACTACATTGTTTCCAAAATTATCACTAGTGAATCCCCATGGATAGAACATGGCCATATACTCGTCAAAGCTAGATGCACCAATGTCATTATCTTCTAATGCACCGTTTGCGTTATTACCCCATGCAAGCAATGAAGTTGCATCAGGTGTTAAACGTGCAGGTGTATCTCCAACAACAAATGCTGTTAATCCACGATCGTAGTTTAAGCTGATCATTTCGCCAATTAGTTCAGGATATCCTGGGCAAGCAATCAAATTAAAGATACGTCCGTCTTCGTCACGAATCTGTTCATTAGCGTTAACTGTTGCTTGAAGCGCCTTAACAACAACTTTACGTTGTGCATGGTGGCCAAAGCTGCCAGAACCGTCATCTTGATTGCTACTAACTGTGACCCAACGATGTGGGTAGTAATCAGCTTGTGACTCACCGCCAGTGTGCGCTGGGTCATAACGAATGTTATCATCGGCTGTGTTAACGTAATCGCGCATAAATGCTTTTACATTATAACCACTACGACGTAAATTCCATAGCAACATACCTTTTGGATATAATGCTGGATCTGGAGCGTCAAAATCTACATAATCAGTAGCTAACAAGTCAACAATGCTACCAGGCATATCGCTGTTCATACCTGCTGTATTATATCGTGCATCAGCAAATACAATACCGTCTTCTGTTGATTGATCTGTTTTATCAACTAGTACCCAACGTTTAGCAATTGGAAGATTTGCTAGTTCAAAGTTAAATTTATAAATCTGTGGAAAATGCTCGATGTTAGCTGTGCTAACCCATATATCACCAGTGACTAGGTCTCCACCTTCTGATTGCAATTCAGGAGCAGTTGCAGCAACAATTGGTCCATTAGGGTCAGTGCCCATTAATGGACTATCTGCGTCTTTGAATCCAACCCACTTTGCGCCGTTGTGTATTAAAATATCAACTTCATCGATAACTGAACTGTACCATAAGCGTCCGTCTGCCGGAATACGTGACGGAGCATCATTGCTGGCAGCATAGACTAGAGGAGTCCAGTTGCTAGCAACAAAATCCCAGTAGCCTTCTGCTGGGCCTTGTGGGGCTGCAAACAAGAACTCAGTACCTGTTCTATATGCCATTGAACTTGGCTCATAATCATATGGAGTAAATCCATATAGTACTAAAGGTGTACCGTTGCCATCACGCATACGCATCTCACCACCATTTTTGTGGCTTATTATGACTCGATTTTGTGTATCAACTGAAGCTTCGATATTTGTAAACCCTGTTGAATTAATAGCTTCTGCCATTAGACTTGCATCTGCAATTGTTCCAGTTGCTGTCCAATTTACTGTTTTACCAATGCCTT